CTTTCTGCTAGATATCCAACTTGACAATAATATGTAAACACTGATACAAGTTCTGCTCTTGCATTGTTTAACACCCATGCGCCAATACCGTCACTTAATACCTGTGTAAAATCGTTTGAAACCATTGAACGGTTACCGCCGTTGTGTAGCGCACCGTCAATTTTTTGACCTACGCAAGCAGTACCAATGTTTGTTACGCCCTGTATATAAGGTGATCTATTAACAATCCATGTTCTGTTATCAGCTGGTCCCCAACCTGGATCTAATGCTACTAACGAGCCGCCTGTTGGTCTTTGGTATTGAGCATAAACGCCTGGCGGATTAAGAGTTCCAGTTAAACCGTCAGTTGTCATCTGTCTTAAACCAGTAGTATCTCGCATCCAAAACAAGTCGTCATTTTGAGATCCTAAAACACTATTAGAAATATACCTAGCTGCAAAACATGTAGCATAATTGCCATCATACTGAATATCTCTTTTAACACCACGTAAATAATAAAGTATATCTTGCTTTACTTGTGCTTCATCAAAAGTTGCGCTAGGATAAGTATCTATTAGATATGCATAAGCTTCACTTGCTAAAAACTGTTTGTTAAGCTCTATAGAAGTTCCGGCGTTTACTCTTGGTATTGCTCCTAGTGTATTTGACCCAGATATTGTAGGATCAGTAGCACCCGAAGCAACTCTAAAGTTAATATAATCTTGGTAATCTGTTATTCCAGCAACAATCAAGTTAACTGCCTCAAGGGTAGTAGATGGCACTGTTGTATTTTGCGGAGTAGTGTTTCCGGTATAAGGCACAACACTAACGCCAGATAGTACGTTATATAATATTGTTGTTAAGTGCTGAATTGCTGCTAAATGCTGTGTTACATAGTCGCCTGCATAAGCTAGTTTTGGAGTAGACGCAATAACTTTAGTAGCTCTTAATTCGTCTCCCATTACTACACATCCAGCCGGAACAGTAATTGGTCCAACTTCTTCAAATCTACCAGTTGCTACTGATATCTTTGATGGTTTAAGTGGTATGAAATTATCTTCTATATATTGTGATGCATACCGTATTGTTCTAAAAGGCTTATCTAAAGTAAGTCCATATGTAGGAGCATCTACTCCGTGACGTCCTACATATAATATATCATTGTCAGTTGCAGTATTTCTCCAATATGCTTCTAATTCATCTGAAACACTAAGTACTTGTCCTGTTGTACCAATTGACACACGAGTATCACCAAATGATGATCCGTCTCCAGCAGCACCTCTAGTTAATCCGTAAGTTAGAATATCACCAGTATAAAGTAGGCCGCCTGGTTGTCCTGCTTTTACTAAAATATCCCAATATTCATAACCACTGCCGTTGTCTCCTGGGAAGTTATCTTCAGTTGATAGGTGCTCTTGATTGCAAGTGTACACAGTGCCGTAGATAATTACTACTTCGCTTACACTGTATATACGCTTTGATGCCCAAGGACCCGAAAATATCTTGCCTGGCATTAACTTTGTCCAAACTTCTTCATCTAAATAATCTAATGAACTTCCGTCACCGTCTCCGATACTAACATCACGTAATGCAATAAATAATTGTCCGCCTCGTTGAACAATGTCTCCGGATTGATATCCTACATCGTATCCTGCCCAAGGCCCTCTAAAATTGTAACCTTGTGCTAATAGTATCCAATCTAATGTACTGTCTTCTGTATCTGCTACAAGTATCTTTGAAGGATTGCTATCAATATTGTTATTTACAGCGGAAAATAAGTTACCACCATATCTAACAATATCGCCTTCGTTATACGGCAATGTAGAATCCCAGACTCCGTCATATTGACTACCTGGAAATTCTAATGCAAACTTTGTATCGTCTAGTTCTGTAGCACCTGATGTATGTGTTTCGATGCACTTAAAAATAGATGCACCGTATTTTACATAATCGTTTACTTTATATTCTGTTGACGCTGTCCATGTAGACTTGTATTCATACCCGTTATAAAACTGTTCCCAGTTAACAGTATCATTACCAAAAGTACTTGTACTAATATGTGCTTTTACAGATTTATAAGCAATTCCGCCAAACTTAACTATTACGTTTAGTCCGTAGCTAGTACTCCCTGCCCAAGCAGTTAAATATTTTGTACCAGCAGCAATTAATACCCAATTATTAGTAGGGTCACTAAAACTTTGATCTACATTTGCTGCATCAGTATGAAAGTCACTTGATGCATGTGCTACTTGGCACACATACAATGATCCTTGAAATTGTGTAATATCGCCGATATTGTAATTTGTTGCAGTGGCCCAAGCACCAACAAAGCTACGTCCACTAGTCATTACTACCCAACGTGGTTGAGGAATGGGAGGACTTGATCCATCAACAGTTGCATTTTGATCTGTTCTAAATGCTGCGCTTGCTGTATGTGTTACTATACAAACATACGATTTACCGTTTACACGTATAACATCGTCTCTAACATAATCTGCGCCGGCTGTCCAATCGCCTTTCCAGTTATATTTAAATCTATCAATCGAAAACTCTGCCATATTAGTATCCTTGTCCGTTAGGTGCGTAAGCTGTTGGGTCTTTTAAAACTGCATTATCGTTGCCGTCACTATAAGACGGAGAAGATATTTTTTGTGGGTAAACGTATGCTTGTGATAATCTCTGAATAAATTGTCCGTCTACTGGATCAACAAAGTATGTCAATGATCTGCTATCCCATTTAAACTGCGGATATCTAACATTGTCGTAAAGTTTATCATGATTTTCATCTATGCCGCTTAAGAAATCAATACCTTCTTCAAAGTCTAAATAGTTTTCTGCAGCAATACCAATATTATTTACGACAACAATATTTTCGTCGCCGCCTGCTAATTGGTCTGATTTCATTAAAAATAATTCCCCGTCTTCGTTTCTACGTACTCCATAGAAATAACGTTTGATAAAACTATCAATAACGTCAGTTGGGCTTGTTCCAATATAATAACTCATTATGTAATCTCCACGTAACTAACAATAACGTCAACTGAATCGTCTACACTTGATCTAACAAGGAGTTGATTACTAGGAGCCAACACTAATTTTTCGCCTGTACTAACTGCACGTAAACTTGTTCCTGCTGGTAATATACTGTCTTTTAAGTAATATCCAGTTACACTTGTATCATCTTTAATTAGAACGTCACAATATATAAACTGATCCGTAAGATTAGTAAAACTTAATCCTAGTATTGTTACCCGTGTTGTCGATAATGTTTCATAAATTAAAACAGGTACCGTTCCACAATTTTTTATTACTGTATTTTTTAATATTGTTGCCATTTAACTATCCAAAAATTAATACTTTCTCTATCGCTATATCTTCAGCTTGTGCAAAAGAAATACCGCCACTTGCTCCTGCGACACTAACCCAAGTTGTTCCGTCATATAACTCAACTCTAGAATCATCAGTATTAAATCTAATCATTCCAGTTGCTCCAGTTGGTCTAGTTGCGTTACCACCTACAGGTAGTACTACACCTTGAGATCCATCAAACTTAACATATCCAGCGCCTGTATTTTCAAATACTGTTACTGCTCCAGATACGTTGTTTTTTATAGTGCTGTCAGTAACACCCAAGTTTTCAAATTTAACCTGTCCTGTGCCATTTGCAATTAAGTTTAAATCCGTATTAGTAGTAATACTACTTATCTTATTGCCATCTATCTCGATGTCATCTACGGTTACTCTATTAGAATTAAAACGGTTTATATCAATGTCACCAACAACGTTTCCGTTAATATAAAATCTTATTGTGTCATCATTTGCTCCAGGAGTTAGTTCTGCGGTAATTTTAGTATTGCCATCTAAGTCCTGTAGTCCGTCTAATTTAATCCAATTTGTTCCATTGTATCCTTCAAATCTAGCAAGCTGACTATTAAATCTTAGCTGGCCTGCTACTGCTGAAGGACGTTGTGCTGTAGTACCTGCTGGTAATTTTAACGCTCCAGTTGCATCAATGCTAACTATTCCATTGGCAGGTGTAAGTGTTATGTTTGTTGAGCTTGCAATAGTACTAGCATCAAACGATAAATTATCTACAACAATTTTTCCAGTACCCGAAGTACGCAGATCTAAGTTGCTGTTTGTGTTTGTTGTAGTAATAAAGTTATCTCTAATTACTATATCGCCTGTATTAAATTGCGATGAAGTAATAGTACCAGTAGAAGTTAGATCTACAAGACTCATTGTCCCTAATACATTTAAATTATTACTAATTGTTACATTGTTGTTAGGAATAACAACACTACCAGTGCCGTTTGCTCTAAGTTCTAAATTTGCGTTTGAACTAGTAGTAGTAACAATGTTGTCGTCAATTTTTATTTCTTCAAACTGTACAGCAGCACCTACAGTTAAATCCTGTGTTACTGTTACATCGCCACTAACGTTTGCATTACCAGTTTGAGTATGCGCTCCTATTAGTGTTACTGTTCCGGTAATACTTGTGTTTGCAAGTGTTGCAGTTCCGTCAACTTTTAAATTATTATCTACTTGTAAATCGTTAGTAGGTAATAAAACTTTACCAGTGCCGTTTGCTCTGAGTTCTAAATTTGCATTTGAGTTTGTTGTTGTAATGTAATTTGTATTGACATTAATATCGTCAACAAATAGTTCGTCAACGTATAAGTTTGCCCATGTGTTTGTTGATGTACCTAAACTATATGTACTTGTAATATTTGGACGTAGGTCAGATGCAATCCCAGCAACAATTTCTAAATTATCGTTAGCACTGTCACCTAAGGTGATGTTTCCGCCAATAGTTAGGTTGCCTGTTACATCAATATTACCGTCTACACTAACATTGTTTTCTATATTAATTTGATCAGTTACGCTTACAAAATTTAAAGCGCCGGCAGTAGTTTCAATAGTGTTACCACTTATTCTTATATTGCCAGTATCAATTCTTGAACCGTTTATAAAAGTTGTGTCGCCGCCATTGTTAAATGTTACGCCGTCAGTAAGTGTAATATTCAAAGATGAAACTGCAAAATCTACTGTTCCGTTTTCTTGGTTTACGTGGAACAATTCTCCTACTCTAAAATCACCTTTATGGTCTACACTACTGTATCGTATTTGTGCGCCATCTAATTCAACAACTTCGTTTGCTTGGACAACACTGCCTGTATCATTTGTAAATTCTTTACCGTTGCCAATGTAAGCTAAGTTTTGTCCAATAGCGTAAACAAGTACTCCTTGTCCATCTCCGTACAATCCGTAATTACCATAAACATTTGCAGAGCCAATCATTCTTACTTCTGCACCAAAATCTCGTATGTCAATATTTTCTATTTTTGTTGCTGTTGCTCCGCTGCCTGTTGTTGCTACAATAGTTTGCGGAGTTGTATCAAACCCAATTAAATTAGTATTCTTAGCATCAACTACTAAAATATCGCCTTCGACACTTTCTACTGTAATTGCTACTACTGTTGATGCATCTCTAGATGTAAATGTAACTACATCGTTTGCGGCAAATGTTCCTGTTATACCACTTAATCTAATTCGTGTCTTACCGTTGTATGCAAATCCTGCTACACTATCATAGGCGTTTAGGCCCTTGTTAGCAAAATATGTAAAACAGTTTAACCATTCAATTCTTGCACCGTTAGTAGCTGTAAGGCCGTCAACGCCAGGAGTAATAAACGTAACTGAGTGAAACAGCATTGCTGATTCTCTCGACGAAGCTGTTGCGTATGCTCCGTCTACATATGCTCCTTTACCTGCATCGCCTTGATTAAATCCTCTTGGGTCACCTGAACTAACCACACTACCTTTTGTAATAACACTTACGTTTCTTATATACGGACTGCGTGATGTTACTGTAAAATCTGTTGCAAATCTAAATGCATATCCATTGTCTGGAAATGTTCTAGTATCTCCTGCACAGCTGAATAATAATGCATCTAAAAATACTTCTAAGCCATTTGCAGGAGCAGTTCCTGTGTAAGTTACAGTAAGTATTCCAGTTCCGTGAACGTAAGTTGCTCCTGTTACTGCAAGGTCAATTGTCTTTGCGTCATTAGTAATTCTTCCGCCACTTACATAAGCGTGTGCTTGAGCTGTTATTCCTACATTTACTGTAAGTGTTCCTGTTGCGCTACCGCCGCTTGTAATAGTAAAGTTCTTTCTTCCACTATAAAAATCTTTAACTGTAATATCTTCAACAGTACTTTCGCCATTGAGCAAAAATGCATCGTTGTAACGTGTTACAGTTGTAGGTGAAATATTAACAGCTCTTATACTATGGCCCTTTACAGTAACTCCTACAGGCACAGTTATTGGAAATGCCTCTGTATATTCGCCTGGGTATATATGAACAGTATCACCTGATGTAACTTGACTTAATGCATATTTAATACTTGCGTATGGAGCCTGAGGATGGTCACCGTCGTTGCTATTATTGCCGTTTTCTGCAACATAATAAATGTTACCTTGTTTTAAAATTAAGTCAATGCCATTAACTGTAAGAGCAGTTGTTGTAACTGATGTTGCATTAAAGTTGTTAACCCAAACGTCTGACCATTGTTTGCCGCCTCCAGAAGGGTCTGTGCCTAACTGGTATGTGTTTGTTGCATCTGGAACAATATTACTTGCAACTTCTGCTTTAAAATCTATAGTATCTGTAGAAGCATCACCAATAGTAATATTACCATCAGCACTAATATTACCAGTAGCGTGTAAGTTACCAGTAACATTCATGTTAGATAAAACTTCTACGGTTCCAGTTCCGTTTGGTCTAAATTCTAAGTTTGCATTTGAATCGCGGGTACTAATTACGTTGCCTTCTAATTCTAAGGAATCAACGATTAGTTTATTTTGATATACAACATTGTCAAGAGTTCCTAAGTTTAGATACTGATCAGTTGACGATATAGTATTGCCGGTAACTACTACGTTACCAAGTGTTGCTGTATTTGTTACTGTAAGATTAGTTACTCGTGATGTTCCTGAAACATCTAACTCGTGTTGTGGAGATGTTGTTTTGATACCGATGCGCTGATTGTTTACATCTAGGTATAATAGGTCTGTCTCAAAAGCTAAATCTATTCCATTACGAACAAGATTCGACTTTAAGAGCGGACCGGATATGCGACCAACAGCCATATTCTCTCCTTAACACGGGGATCCTGTCCCTCTAGCCACCTTACGTTGCGGGCTAACCACAGTTTGGACCTGCAAGACAAATAGTCGCATCTTGCATTAATAGTATTTATCGTTTGTGTAAAAAAGGGCGATGTTACCCGTAGATTAAAGACTGAACTAATGCCTCGTCTTCCATATTCTCAACTGAGATACTGTCGAACTCACCAGCTGAAGTTTTCCAGGCTGTTCCGTTATATGATTCCAATTCGTCACTAGTAGTGTTAACTCTAGTAAAGCCTATTTCAGGTGTAGACGGTCGTGTACTAGCATCACCAAATGGCATACGTACTACCCCTGACCCAGCAAACTGCCAGTAACCTATACCAGTATTAGTTAACAATGTAACTGCGTTGTTAGCAGTATTTTTTATAGAATTACCGTCAAATGTAATGTCATCTATTACAACGTCTCCAGATCCATCTGGTGATAGTTCTAAATCACTATTACTTACGTTTGTTCTAATAGTGTTGTTGTCAATGTTAATATCTTCAACTTGTAATTGATGTATATTAATACCGTCGCTATCAAAACTACCAATATTTGAATTATCAACAGTTATTTGAAGAGTGTCATTTGTAGGATGTGCTAGTACATTTGTAAATAAATCATCTGAGTAGACACCCCCTAGTGCAATACTAGAGTTAATATAGAATTCAAATACATTTTTAGATGAGTTAAATCTAAAATCACCTTGAGTTGACGAACGTTGTGCTATAGTACCTGTAGGTAATTTTACAGCAGCAGTACTATTAACAACTATACTTTCTGTAGGTGCTAAAGTTAATGTTCCATCTGTTGATATATTAGTTTGATCAATAGCTATGTCTTCAAAGTTAACTGTACTAGATCCTGCACTTCTAAATTGTAAATCACTATTACTTTGTGTAGTTGTAATAATGTTATCAAAAATGTCTATATCGTTAGTTGTAAAATCTGCTGTTATTGAATTTAAATTTAGTCCACCGGTTGTTACAGATCCTTGGACTGTTACGCTATTGTTTACAAGAGTTGAATCTAATATTATATTTCCGCTGCCGCTCGCACGTATGTCTAAATCGTCATCATTAGACTGTGTTTCGATTACATTGTTTCTAATGTTAATTTTTTCTAATGTACCTTTTACAACATTTAAGTTCTGTTGTATAATAAGATTGCCTGTAACATTAAAGTCTTGACTTACGGTGTAAAGTCCGGTATGTGTTACATTACCTGTAATATTTGTATTTGTAAGTAAAGTATGTCCGCTAACTTGTGCATCAACTGTAACTTCGAGATCTGCATTTGGCAAATATATCTTTCCAACACCGTTTGCCTGTAGTTCTAGATCTGAATTTGAAATATTAGTTGTAACTGTAGTATCAACAAATTTAATATCAGCTACGTTAGCTTCTGAAAAATAACCGTTCCTCCATTTATAAGGACTTCTACCTAAACTATAATATCCGCTAATGTCTGGTACAGCATTACTAGCAAGATCTGCATTAAACTCTACAGTATCCTGTCCAAATGTGTCACCAAACACTATTAATTCTGTACCTACGCTAACACTGCCAGTTAAACTTAAATTCTTTTTAAAGTTAACATCATTTTTAAATGCAATCTCTGTTGCAGCATCTAAATTTATATCACCAAACAACGTATTAATGTTGTTACCTTGTATTCTAAAATTTCCAATATCAATTAATGTCGGAGTAATGACTGATGTACCGCTACTATCAGTAATGTTTAAACTTTGCATTTCATTAACTTGTGCGGCACTAAGTGTTAAACTTGTTGTTCCTGTATCAAAGTCAACAAAAAACTGATCTCCAATTCTAAAGTCGCCACCGTGGTCCTGAGACACGTGATAAACCCTACCACTGTTTGATTCTGTTGTTTCATTTGCTTGTATTGATCTACTAGGATCGTTATCAACAAACTTTCCTGCTCCTATATAAGCAAAGTTGTGAGAAATTAAATACATAATACAATCACTGCCATCTGCTACTGCGCCATAATTGCCGTATACACATGCACTTCCGATAGCACGTATTTCTGCTCCAAGTTTTAGTGTTGACCCATCTGAACTTAAATAACCAGTTGATCCGTTTACTGCATATAATCCCCTGTTAGCGAAGTATGTAAAACTGTTAAGCCATTCTACTCTGACTCCATTAGTCATTGTGATAGCATCAACGCCCGGAGTAATAAATGTAGCACTATGGAATAACATAGCAGCTTCAACACTTGCACTGTTTACGCTCGCGCCATCGATCCAGGCACCACGACCAGCATCACCTTGTGCAAATCCTCTTGGGTCATCAGTTGGAACTTTTATACGATAAGATACACTCAAATCATAAGATTTTACCGTATCACTTTGATTTCCTATAATAAACATTTTAGTGCCATCAGGTGAAATATGTATGCCGGAAGGATTGCCTCCTATACTGTAAAATCCTATATGTGTTAGTGTTGAAATATCATACGGTGTACCAACTGCAAATTCATCTACACCGTTTCCACGTGTTCCTACTATAAACAATCTAGTTCCATCAGTACTCCATTCTATACCAAATGGTTCAATGTCTATAGCAGTCAAAGTTAAATCTTGGTTAAATGTAGCGGATGAAATATCAAATGCAGAAGATAAATTGTATTCATATATCTTATTATTTTGATTTCCTGTGATATACATCTTAGTACCATCAGGTTTAAAATCAAGTCCAAAGTTATCAGAGTCAACAGTTGTAACAAGTGTTTGGGTAAAACTAGCAGACGAAACATCAAATCCAGTTGTTAGTGCATATTGATGAACATTATCGTTTTTTGTACCAGTAACAAACATTTTTGTACCATCAGCATTAAACTTTACTGCTGTTGGATTTGGACATTGTGTCACTGCAAAACTATCTACAAATGTAACTATAGATGATAAGTCAAATCCGGTTGAAAGAGTATACTCGTTTACATCGTCTCCTATTTCACCGACAATAAACATTTTTGTCCCGTCATTATTAAACGTTATACCTCGTGGATGTGTTTCTTGTGAGTTTACTGAAAAAGTAGAACTTGCTGTTACTGTAATAGGTGTACCTTGTGTAATTACTGTAACATTTTGTATGTATGGACTTCTTGTTGATACAACTGCGTTAGGAGCAAATCGAAATGCATACCCTGTATTATTTCCGCTGTCATAATAAAAATCTTTAATTGTAATATTTGATATAGTTGTCTCGCCATTTAAGTGAAAGACATCTTTTGATTGATCAGCACTAGTAGGACGAATAATTGTATTTCTGTAATCAGCACCTAAGATAGTAGTATTAGGAGGTACAACCAATGGCAATTCTTCTTCGTAGCCGCCGGGCGCAACATGTATTACTACAGGTCCAGCAGTACTTGCATCTGAAAATGCTAGTGCATGTTTAAGTGTTTTAAAAGGTCCATTAGGATGATCGCCTACATTAGTGTCGTCACCGTTCTGTGCGACCCAAAACATGTTACCTTGACGCTGTGTTGCAGGTTCAACTCCACTTACATCGAAACTACCAACAACTGAAGTAGATCCGTTTATTAATGTACTATATATAGTGTCCCAACGTTTTGCTGGTGTACCTAAGGAATATGTATTGTTAGCCGAAGGAATAATACTAGATTTTACTTCTGCGTTTATTACAATACTATCAGTATTTTGATCACCAAATATTATATCACCGTTGGTAGTGATGTTACCAGTTGCGTGAATGTTACCAGATATATTTGTGTTAGCTATCGATTCAACTGTACCAGTGCCATTGGCTTGGAAATCTATATTTGCATTACTAACATGTGTGCTAATAGTGTTATCAGTTGCTTGAAATGCTTCCGTTTCAAGATTAGATAACTTAATTCCCGTTGGAGCGTTTAAGATTATGTTTCCTGAGCGCACATTAATGTTATTACCACTAATCTCATAACCAACAAGACTAGTAAGTGCAGTAGTGTTCCAGGTTGTACTTCGTGCAGTGCCTTCGATGTTTAATTCAGTAATAGGAGCATTACGATTAATGCCAACCTTACCGGTAGTTACATCAAGATATAGAAGTTGTGTGGTGTTCGAGTCATTGCGAAATGCAATGTCTAAACCATTTCTTAAAAGATTTTCCTGTAATACAGGACCTGATATTCTACCTACTTGCGCCACTTTAATTCTCCTGACACAGTATTTATTGTATTACTTGTCGAAGTTGTGTAGTACTGTTATAGGCTTATCTAAATCAGGTGCTGATGTAAATTGTATGTACCACCCTGGTAAATACGGCCCTGTACTTGATCCTGCTTTATATATTTCGCCACTACTGCCAACATAGTTAGCAGTATTTCCGCCGGCGGTATCAACAGCAATTTCTATTCTTGTCGTTGATGGTATACTAAGAATAGTATGGCTTCCTGGAGAACTTGAATCGTCTGTATTTAAGTTTTCAACTGCGTCATCTATTGTACTTTCTACTTCAGTAACATAAATTAAATCATTAACAGTGTAGCCGTGTGCTGTTGCTGTTTGTATAACAGTTGATGCTCCTGTGCTAACAATACTTGTAATAGTGTTTACTGCCCCAGGATTTTGTACTAGTGTATAGTTTGTTCCTGAAATTTGAAATACGTTTTCAACAAGAACTAAAACATTTTGTGCTGCTGCAGGCACAGGATAAAACGCATCCCCACTTGCTAGTGGCCCAAAGATTTTATCAGTGCCATCACCACTTCCTATATTCTGTTGTGTAATTGCTGCGTTAGTTGATGGTGCTGCAACTCTTAGACCGTCCCATTTGCTATTTTCGTAAATTTCAAATCTGCTATCAGTTGTGTTAAAGCGTAAATGTCCGTTAACTGGTGAAGTAGGTCTCTGGGCAGTTGTGCCCTTAGGTACAAGTATAGAGTTAGTAGTATCAAAAATAACTTGATCATTAATATCAAATTTGATACCATTGCCATAAATGTTTCTCAAGTTTGTATTTTGAGCTTTAATTAATCGCATTACACTTCCAAATAACTTATTGTTGTTGCTAGGTCTGCATGACCTACAAATGATACCGTGTCACCTGCTTCTAATATAACTTTTTCACTATCAAACGTAAACGTTTCGCCAAACGGCAACGATAGATTGTTTATAACTCTAGTAATATTGTTAGATAACGTACCTATTGAGCCTCCGGAGTTTTCAATAAAATGTAAATCAAAAACCTGTGCACCACTCCCTGCATTATTACAAACTAGTATGTTTGTTATTGCATATCGTTTGCCACTAGGTACTGTAAGTACGTTTAATTGTGATCCTGTTAATCTTGCATTCTTTATTGCCATCGTTTTTCCTTAAAAAATCATACTATACAGCAATGATCTATTGTTGCTTATTATTTCGTTCTGTGTGTTGCTACTATTTACAAAGAACAACCCAGTGCCACCTGCATCTTCGGTTTTTGTATACAATATAGATCCAGTTGTAGGTTTTAACGGATCAATTGCAGCATCACTAGCATGTGCTGTTGATGTAAGATGCAATTTATCGTTTATTTGAACGCTACCAGTTCCTGCTGCTTCTAATCTTAAATCTTCGTTAGTGTTTATTGTACTTATTTGGCTTCCTTGTAATACAATATCGCCTAATTGGATAGTGTCTAAAAAGAATGATGCCCTTGTTTCGTTATTAATACCGATACTAACTTCACTCGGACTTCCAGTAACTTCAAAGTCTCTTGATTGTACAAATGTTTTAGTTGTGGTACCTTCTTCAATTCTATTTTGTAATAATGATGCATTAGCAAACGCAACATAATCTACAACTGCTTTTGCATTAGGAATCATGTCATCATCAATGGCTCCGCCAGTAACTGCACTTCCTGTATATGGAAATACGTTTGTTTCATAGTCGGTTGCATTTGTTACACTAATGCCATTATTACCAGTGTCTATATATAGTGCAGCATTAGATTTAATTCCATCTAATACAAGTGTAGTTTTGGCGCCTGATCCTGTAAAGAGTTTAAATCCTCCAGTACCAGAGTCTCCACCTATATCCCAAGCAACACTATCATCAAAAACAAATTTAGCTGTTGCTTCGGATCCTCGATCAATTTCAATTCCTGCTTGATAATTCTTTGATGCACTAATTCCTGCACCAGTTTGACCGTTGTTTAATGTCAGTATGTTATCGTTAATTAAAGTATCATTACTTTCAACAGTTGTAGTAGTACCTTCTACTTCCAAACTGCCTCGTATTACTACAGTTCCAGCAGGCTTTCCACTGACAAGAGTGCCTCTTGAAGTATCAAAGAGTATTTGACCACCACCTTCGACTTTAACTGTGTAATTTCCGTTATTAACGCTTAGTACTTTTGACATTTATAAATCCTATGTATATATTAGGGGGATTTCTCCCCCCAATTTTTCACTTAGTCTTGTACAGCTATAGATGCTGCGCCAGCTACACCAGCGTTTTCATCACCAGGGCCTCGAACATATTTAATGTTCTGTACTTGAGCTGTGCCGCCTTCATACTGAATAGTTCTGTTACGAAGTTTTGTAACTTGTACTACAGTAGAATCGTCTAGCACTGCGTAAATGTTAAATTCACCAGCAGCTAATGCTCCAGTATTCTTGTTTACAAGCGTACAAGTTTCTGTTTTAGTTCCATCACTAACAATAAACTTGTTAGTTGATCTCTGTGAAACAATCCATGCATTAAGAACCTCACCACCTGCAGCAAACTTTACAGTTGTTACAGATATACGGCTAGATCCTTGGCCGATGTTCTTTTTATTAATTGGTCTTCCCATTTTTTTTCTCCTATTAAAGTAGTCCTATCCGGGTTCTATCCGGTACGCTGCGGGTAACAGCATAAGTCCGCCTTGCGGCACACTATTTGACACAAGTATTTATCTAATAAGAGAAAAGGTCCACTTTAAAAAAAGTCAAAAAAATAGGCGCCGTAGCGCCTATTTTGAAGTTCACAGTAAGTTAAACTTAGCTGAAGCTTAGGTTTGCCGCTGTTACTTCTACTTTTTCTAAGTAGTCAGCTGCGTTGCCTAGAGACGATGCTGTGTTTGATAATTCAACATATCCGTAACGTGTCATAAATGATACGACTGGTTCGAATGATGTTGGATCAAGCACTACGCCTGAGCTCATTAGCGGGATGTATGGGCAATAAAATGCCGCTGCATCTGATTCGCTTGAGCCTTTATATCCAACTAGTACATCGTCGTCTGCAGCATATGTGTTAACGTAAATTTTCATTGCGTTATTTAATGTGCCTACAAACTTAGTGTTTGTTGGAGCTTCAAAAGCACCTTCAGTTGTTCTTGCGAACGCTGAAGTAGTTGCACTCTGTAGTACAGTTAAGATTGCTGGAGAAACAACAGCCCAGTTACCTGCGCCTCTACGTGTTCTCTGTGCAATTCTATTTGCTGCTCTGTTAACTAGAACAGCTAAAGCAGCATGTTCGTCACCAACAAAAGTAGCAGTACCGCTAACAGCAGCCTGGTCAAATGTATCTGTACCAGTTCCTGCTAGTGTAGCAAGTGATCCTAGGATCTCTTGGTCGATTTCAGCAGTAATCTCTTGGGCAAGTGCTGCCATGATTTCTGCTTCTACGTCGATACCGTGCATTGACTGTGCGTCTTGTGCAGATTCAAAAGTCCAGCGAGCTGATAGCTTTCTGGTTTTTGCTTCTACTGTCTGCTTCAAGATTTGGATGCTTAGTCTGTTACCAACCGCTCCTTCAAGTGCAGCTGTAGCATCTGCTTTTGCAGATGTAGCGTTACCTGAATATGCTTCAGCAATCTTGAATGGTGAAAGTGCTTCTTCACCTGCAATAGCGCCTGAAGCGCCTGTGCCTGCCGTGTCCGAATAACGTACACGTAGTGTGTGGATTTGACCCACTGGTCCTGTCATAGGCTGAACACCAACAATTTCGTTAGCAATAACTGTAGGCATAACACGACGGATAACGGGTAGAATCACTCTGTTAAGAGTTGCTACGTTACCTGCGGATGTTGCGCCAGCTGTGGCTGTTTCTGACAAATACTTACGTGTATTTTCCAGTGTACTTGCCATTACGCTTTTCTTTGTGCCTGAAAGGCCTTCAAGAAGTGCAGTTTTGGTGTCCTGCCAGCGACTTTCTAATAGTTCTGACATATCGATATCTCCTTAATTTAATCCTGCAAGACGTCTAATATCAACTACATTATAGTTGCTATCATCGCTTACATTGTCATGACTTTTGGTTTCTTCTCTATTGCCTGTGTGTTCTTTGCCTTCTGTTAATTTCGCCTTCTTTTCTGGAGCATTACCGTCTATAACTGCCGGTAGGTATTTGTCAAACTGTGAGCGTAGCTTACCAGTTTGAACACTTTCCAGTAAATCCATCATAATGTCTTTTTGGTTCCTGTTTAGAGGAGCCGTTAATTCACTTATGACATTTTGTCTTTGAGCTACATTAGTCATACGCTTGATCTCAGCTTGTTTAGCTTCTGCTAAAGTTTGCTTTTCAACAACCGTCTTCTTTGCTTCTGTTAGCTGCTTGTCTTTGATCTTAATAACTTTCAGTAACTTTGCAGTTTCTGAGTTTTCATTAAGGTAGCTATTACCATACTCGCTGGCAAATGCTTCAAACAGTTTACGCCCAAAATCATTTTTACGTGCTGCTTCAATATCTTCTTTTAATTGACCAATTTCATTAGTTAAAATTTTGTCAGTTATAGAAGCTACTTTAGCTGCACTTCTTTCAACAAACTGTGTTTTCAATTTGCTGAAGTGTCCTTTAGCTTCACGAATTAATCTTACCTTCGTTTCTGCTAAGTCTTTCTTGTCTTCATTAAATTCTGATATTTCTTTCGCAAGTGACTCTACTACGAAATCTTCAAGCATACTGAACTTACCAGCCATTGCTTTTTGATCTTCATGAAGTTCGTTTACTTCTTTAGCCAGTGACTCAGTTACAAAGCGTTTCATTAGTCCTGCGTTTTCACGCATTGCTACTGCATACTTTGCCTTTGCCTCGGCTAATTGTTTACGATCGTCTGCAAACTCTTCAATTTCTGTAGCAAGACGTTCACTAATCATAGAATCAATAGCTTCTACCATAGTGGATTTGTCATGCTCATACTTTTGAGCAAACTCTTCACGAAGTTCAGCTGTAACAGATTGACGATTTTCTTTAATCTTACTGTCCCATGCTTCTTCGATTTCGTGGCGCACGTCTTCGGAAACTACATCATTTTCAAAAAGTGTTTTTAGTGCATCCAACATATTATTCTCCTTTTATTGGAGTCGACTGATTATATTAATCAGCGATTCTTTTAAGTACTTTTGTGCCTTAGGGTCTTCTTTAGTTGCCTGTGCCAGTTCGTAAGCCTGCATACCTCCACGTGCATTCATTAAATGCTCGTAGATTGGTGTCGGGTAAGCACCGGGGGCGCTGGGCTGAGCCACAACGTCCACAGTGATAATTTCAAAATCAGAGACTTGGCCATCTCCGCTTTCACTAACATTACCAGAGCCACGTGACGAAACCCCTAGCTTCACACCACTTTGTATCATGGTGCTAACTAGTTGTCCCATCGGCGTTGGTAGTATCTTTAGTTTACCATATCCGTTTGGGCCATCCATCCAGCATTGCTCGATCATATGACTTACACGGTCCAAGTTAATATTAAGTCCTTCCGGATGATCAACTTCGCCAAGAACACTATATCCACCAGCAATTTGCTCGCCGAGCGTTTTGACAGCCCTGCCAATTTCATTCACAGGATACACACGCTGATTAGCGTTGCGTACTCCGCCTTGTATCATAATACCTTTCATGTACAAGTCTTTTCCTTCGTTAGCAGACTCAACGACCATTTGTGCTTGGTCAAATGTCAAATGTTCTCTTAGATTGTTTCTCATCTGTTAGTCCCCAATTAGCTGCCTATCATCGACTTCTTGTCAGCAGCATTTTCGCCTGCGCCTTTTTTCTCAGCGCCATGGCCTTTTGGATTTTTTGACATTGATTTTGCTGCTTTACCGCCCGGTACATTGACGTTTCCTGTTGACATATCTTTAGTAGTATTTGCCGCTAGTCCACCTGTTGTACCTTTAGTATCAGCTTCTCCGCCTTTTACCAAGTTTGAAGCAGTGCCGCCCATGTCGTTTTTACCTGCTACGACTGACTTGGCGTTTGCACCATTGTCACCCATTGTAGCAGTTACTTTTTCAACATACTCACGCATTTGCTCACCTGCAGATTTTTCTGATTTATCATAA